CGGCGGTGTCAGCTATGTGTTCCATGCAGATACGGTAGGTCATATTTTCCGTAAGGCTTATATCGACTCCGGCTTCCATCTGCAGGGTGTATGCATATGGGCCAAGAATGCGCTAGTGCCTGGCTACTCGGATTACCAGTGGCGGCACGAGCCGATCCTCTATGGCTATCTGCCCAATGGAAAGCACGCATGGTATGCCGATCGAAGCCAGACTACTGTCTGGAACTTCGATAAGCAGACGAAAAATAACCACCATCCCACATCCAAGCCCCTGGATCTGCTTTGCTATCCCATTGGCAACTCCTGCCGGGAGAACGCACTGGTTTTGGATACCTTCGGCGGCAGCGGCTCCACTCTCATGGCCTGTGAGCAGATGAACAGAATCTGCTATACTATGGAGTTGGATGAGAAGTACGCTTCTGTGATTCTCCGCCGATATGTGGATAATACCGGCGATGCGGATAATGTCTATGTGATCCGGGATGGTGTGAAGTTCACCTATGCAGAACTGGTGAAAGAAGTGGAGAAGAAAAAATGAGTAATAATCTGACCCTGGGCAGTCTGTTCGACGGCTCCGGTGGTTTTCCTTTGGGCGGCTTGCTCTCTGGTGTTACCCCTGTGTGGGCATCGGAGATCGAGCCGTTTCCTATTCGGGTGACCACCCGGCGGCTGCCCGAAATGAAACATTACGGCGATATCTCTGCTATGGATGGCGGCAGGATCGAGCCAGTCGATATCATCTGCTTTGGATCGCCCTGCACAGATATGTCAGTGGCGGGACTTCGTGCTGGTCTTGGCGGAAAACAGTCTGTCCTGTTTTATGAAGCTGTCCGCATTATCAAAGAAATGAGGTGTGCAACAAATGGTAAATACCCCCGTTGGATCTGCTGGGAAAATGTCCCCGGTGCATTCAGCTCCAATTCCGGCCGGGACTTCAAAGCAGTCCTCGAAGCAATCATTGGTATCGCAGAGCCGGAAACCCAGGTGCCTATGCCTGAGAAAAGTGGATGGCCATACGCTGACTGCTATATGGGAGACGGATGGAGTGTTGCGTACCGCACTCTCGACTGCCAATACTGGGGTTTGCCCCAACGCAGAAAACGTATCTTTCTTGTCGGAGATCTTAATGGCAAATGTGCCGGAAAAGTATTATTTGAGTCAGAAGGCTTGTCGCGGTATTCTGCGGAGAGCTTCCGAGCGTGGCAAAGTGCTGCCAGAGGTTCTGCAAATGGCCCTAGAGCGGCAGGCGATGTGAAGGAGCTGGTTCTGAATGACCAGGGTGGCAGTCGAATGGATATTACTCATGGTGTGACCTGCACCCTTCGAGCAGAAGCACACCATCCTCCGGTTGTTTTAGATGAAGCTGCGGTTTTTGAGAACCATAGTCAGGATACCCGGTATACTGGTCCTATCGATACAGCACCAACTGTGGCAGCAACTTATGGCACCGGTGGCAATAATCAGCCGTTCGTGGTGAGGGAAGAGTCTGCGGTGGTCTTTGGTATCTGCTCCAAAGATTCCAATGCCATGAAATCAGGTAATCCTCATAGCGGTTTTTATGAAGCCCGGACGACACGAACCATTGATGCAAACGGTGGTAATCCGACCTGTAATCAGGGCGGTGTGGCAATCGTGGAGACTTATTCTTTGCAGGGGTCCATGATTGGTAGGACGGAGAAAAACGGTCCTCAAGGCGATGGTGTCAATAAAAATGTTTCTTTTACGCTCAATACGGTAGACCGCCATGCCGTTGCTGCTCCTACATACTGCGCCAGCAAGGCATCCTTCTTCATGAAAGCAGACGAGGAGATTGCTGCAACACTATGTGCATCCGACTTTAAAGATCCACCGCTCATCAATGGAAATGGGACTCCCATGTATTCCGTCCGGCGGCTGACACCAACGGAATGTGCAAGACTCCAGGGTTTTCCGGACTGGTGGTGCGATGGACTGGAGACGGAAAATCCTTCCGAAGGGGAAATTGCCTTCTGGACGGAAGTATGGGAAAACCACCGTAAAATCGTAAGCCCTGGTACCAAACCCCGGAGTCGAAACCAGATTATCAAATGGATCAAAAAGCCTCATTCTGATGCTGCGGAATATAAGATGTGGGGAAATGGTGTGGCGTTACCTTGTGTATTTTTCGTGTTGGCTGGCATTGTGTTTTATTCACAATCCGATGCGGACTAATTCTACATTTCCTGGCTGAGAAACAACTTGCTATTTATGGGTTGTAGAGCGAATATGTGTACTACCAAAAAACAAGGAGGTATACATATGATCATCAACTACAATGTCAGCGGCAGCGACCGCAAGCGTCTGGTGGCGGCAATCGTCGAACACACCGGAGAAAAAGCAAAGTACCTGGGCGCACCAGGTTTTGCCTACCAGGTGGGTAACATCCACATTAGTGTGGACGGCCAGGTAACCGTGGAGATCCATGCGGCAGCTACGCTCATTCGGTTTCTCCGGGAGAAGGGCTTCCAGGCAGAAGATCCTCTGGCAGAGGCCATGGATGAGGAAACTAACGAGGAATCTTCGGAGGCTGACTTTTCCGGCATCTGCATTTCCTTGCCCCGGAGCCTGTTTACAGAGAATAATCTTGCCAATCTCAACAGCATTGTGGAGTCCAAAGGTAACCTGATCCGCAAGGCCCTCGGTGCCAAAGATTTGCCTATTGAGGTAACTGACACAAAGATCAGCCTGCCCTGGTTCCCGGAAAATCCCACACCGGAAGAATTGAAGGCATATGAAGAATTTGCCTGCAGGCTATGTGATATGGCCCGGAATCAGAAGCGGATCAGTGCAAAGGAAAAGGAAGTTGACAATGAGAAGTACGCCTTCCGCTGCTTCTTACTGCGGTTGGGCTTTATCGGTGAGGAATTCAAAACCGCCCGAAAAATCCTGCTCCGTAATCTTTCCGGTAGCACCGCCTTTAAGACCGGCGCGAGAAAGGAGGTGCAGGAATGCGAGTGATTTCAAAGGAGGCCCTTCAGAGACTTCGGGAACAGTTTCCCAAGGGGACAAGAGTAGAGCTTATCAGCATGAATGATCCCTATAACACTAAACTGATTCCCGGTTGCAGGGGTACAGTTGTATCCGTCGACTCCATTGGTACGATCCATGTAGCCTGGGATTGTGGTTCCGGTCTGGGTGTGGTCTTCGGCGAAGATCACTGCCGAAAGGTGGTGGAGTAATGTACCGTCAGCTGATTTCCAACCTTTACGGAGGTACCATTGATCCCTGTGGCCGGACAATCGATAAAACCTCAAAACGATTCCTACAGGATCGCCGCATTGCAGAGTTGGCTGCAATCTTCCGCGAAACGCTTACCTCTGAACAGACAGTCCTGTTTGAGGAATACATTTCAGAACACAATTATCTGGATGCGCTGATCGAAGAGGATGGATTTATCGAAGGTTTTCGGTTGGGAGGCCAGATGGTAATGGCTATGCTTTTCGGCAAGGATGATACAGATGGGGAGGAAATACCATGTGGAAAGAAGGAGCAATAAAGGTCAATTCCAGCTGGATTCATTACTGGATCAAGGTCTTTGATGAACCTTCTGCTTTTGGTATCGACGGTGGTCGCATAAGCAAACTGATGCTCAAACGAAAGAATGAGATCGTTTGCAACTATGACAGAGGTTGGGATATTAAGCCTGTCGATCAGGATGTGGAGGCGGCTTTGCAGATCCTCATCTTTAGCGAGAACCACTGATTCTGGATAAGTAGTTCTGGGACGGAGCCGCAAGGCTCTGTTCCTCGTTCCTGGAAGGCATACTGATTATGAAAGTCACACTGATTCGGTGTGGCTTTTTGTTTTGGAGGTGATCGCATATACGGAAACTGAAGAAATACAAGGCTACTCGCTTTATGGCAAAGGGCTCTCACTATAACAAAGCGGCTGCTGATTATGCGGTCAATTTCATTGAATGCCTGTGTCATACCAAAGGAACCTGGGCAAGAAAACCCTTTGAACTGATTGACTGGCAGGAGCAGATCATCCGGGATGTATTCGGAACTCTGAAGCCAAATGGTTATCGGCAGTTCAATACTGCCTATATTGAGATCCCCAAGAAACAGGGCAAGTCGGAACTTGCGGCTGCGGTTGCTTTGCTACTGACCTGCGGCGACGGTGAAGAACGAGCCGAGGTTTATGGCTGTGCTGCGGATCGTCAGCAGGCATCCATCGTTTTTAATGTTGCCGCCGATATGGTGCGTATGTGTCCGGCATTGGCAAAGCGAGTCAAGATACTGGATTCCCAGAAGCGGCTGATCTATCAGCCAACGGGCAGTATCTACCAGGTGCTTTCCGCTGACGTCGGAAACAAGCACGGTTTCAATACCCACGGTGTTGTATTTGACGAACTGCACACCCAGCCCAACCGGAAGTTGTTTGATGTTATGACCAAGGGTTCCGGCGATGCCCGTATGCAGCCGCTGTATTTTCTCATTACCACCGCCGGAAATGACACGAAATCTATCTGCTACGAGATCCATCAGAAAGCAAAGGACATCATAGAAGGTCGGAAAATTGACCACACCTTTTATCCTGTGATCTACGGTGCAGATGAGGGAGATGACTGGACTGACCCCAAGGTCTGGAAGAAAGCCAATCCCTCTCTGGGTATCACTGTCGGTATTGACAAGGTCAGAGATGCCTGTGAGTCCGCAAAGCAGAACCCTGGCGAAGAGAATGCTTTCCGGCAACTCCGCCTGAACCAATGGGTCAAACAGGCGATCCGCTGGATGCCTATGCACTTGTGGGACAAATGTGAGTTTGCGGTTAATGAGGACGATCTGGAAGGCCGTGTCTGCTACGGCGGTCTTGACCTTTCCTCCACTACGGATATCACGGCCCTGGTGCTTGTGTTCCCACCCACCGATGAAGACGATAAATACATGATCCTGCCATACTTCTGGATTCCAGAGGACAACCTGGATCTGCGTGTCCGGCGAGATCATGTGCCATACGATGTGTGGGAGCGGCAGGGCTTCCTGCAGACCACAGAAGGTAATGTCCTCCACTACGGCTACATTGAGAAGTTCATTGAACGGTTGGGTGAACGATTCAATATCCGGGAGATCGCCTTTGACCGTTGGGGCGCTGTCCAGATGGTACAGAATCTGGAAGGCATGGGTTTCACCGTGGTTCCCTTCGGACAGGGCTTCAAGGATATGTCGCCACCCACCAAAGAATTGATGAAGCTGGTGCTGGAGGAACGGATCGCCCACGGTGGTCACCCGGTACTACGATGGATGATGGACAACATCTTCATCCGTTCCGACCCGGCCGGTAACATCAAACCCGACAAAGAAAAATCCACAGAGAAAATCGACGGTGCAGTCGCCACCATCATGGCCCTTGACCGTGCGATCCGCTGCGGCAACGATAATGGTGCTTCGGTCTACGATGACCGGGGCATTTTGTTTATATAAGAGGTTTTCCATGGAAAAAACACCACTACACGTTGTATCCCTGTCCGGAGGTAAAGACTCTACCGCTATGCTCCTGCGGCTACTGGAAGAAGGGAGACCAGTTGATCTGGTTCTGTTTTGCGATACCGGATTGGAATTTGAAGCTATGTATCGGCACATCGACAAACTGGAAAAGCATATCGGTATGCCGATTGTACGACTAAAAGCACCGCTACCCTTTGAATACTATTTTCTGGAGCATTCTCCGAAACGGAAGAATCCTACCCTGGTAGGGAAAACAGGATTTAGTTGGGCGGGTCCTCGGAACCGATGGTGTACGGCTGTCCTCAAAACCCGGCCCATCAATCGGTTCTTAAAGGAACTGGAGGCTGACCACGAGATCATCCAGTATGTGGGAATCGCTGCCGACGAAAAGCACCGCGTCCGGGATCTCCAGTATCCCCTTGTGGAATGGGGTATGACGGAAGCCGACTGTCTGGTCTACTGCAAGGAGCGCGGTTTCGACTGGGATGGCCTGTATGACATTTTTTCCCGAGTCTCCTGTTGGTGCTGCCCCTTGCAGTCCTATGAGGAAATGCGGAAACTCAGGAAGCATTTTCCGGAAAAGTGGCAGCAACTACTGGAATGGGACCGAATGACCTGGAGAACCTTCGTCAAACACTATTCCGCAGAACAACTGGACAAACGCTTTGCTTTTGAAGAGGAGTGCCTCGCCCGGGGCGAATCCATCAAGAGCAGGGCGTTTTATTCTGCCCTGAAGGAGATGCTTAAATGACAGATATGATAATTGCTACTGTTGAAGTCAGCGGCACAACTGTCAAAACAGATTCACTGCAACGCATTCCCAAAGGAATCGTTGGTGCCAAGGTGAATATCACCTATCTGGATGAATTCTGGAAAACGCTGAATGTTACCGCAGTATTCAAAAGCAGTGCAACGAAAGATGTTACCAACATTTCTGATACCGTCACTATCCCTCCGGAAATTGTCGCCAAAGCTGGAGATGATCTGCATATGGGTTTATATGGTATCACAGAAGATGGTACAGTTGCACTTCCAACCTTCTGGATGAAGTTGGGAACGATTGCAGATGCTGCGGACCCCTGCGGAGATGAATCGACCCAGGATAGTCTCCCCGTGTGGGCGCAGATGGAGCACAGGCTTGATTTCCTTCTGAGCGGAGAGTTGGAAAGACTGGTATCAGAAAAGAAGCAAGAAGTCCTTGCTGAAATTCTGAAAATCTATCCTTCCGCAGAGGAGGCTGTGTTCTAATGCAATCTTACATTGTACGGGAATCCACGCTCACGGATATTGCTGATGCAGTTCGTGAACAAACAGGCTTGGCAAGTCCTATTTCACTGGACAGTATACCGGAGCAGATCAGGACACTGACCGACACTTCTGATGCAAACGCGGTTGCTACCGATCTGAAAGCTGGTAAAACTGCTTACGTTTGTGGAAAGAAGATTACAGGGGAAAACGTTACAGTAAAAATTGTATGTTCACGATCCGGGACTTTGTACTATCACGACGGCGCAGGGGTTGTTACAGTTGCTTTGGCAAGTGGAGAGACCAAAACTATCTACATCCCCAAAGGAACCTTATTTGTTATTTTTGCTTCAACTACCAGACAAGGATCTTATACGACTTATTTTCCCACACTCACTGTTAGTAACGGAAGCAGAGTGGTTGATCAGCGAACGTTCAGTGTTTCCAGCAGTAGTGTAACATCATATATTTTTTACTATTTCATAACAGTAAAAGGTAATGCAACGGTGAATCTATCAAAAAGCACAACATTGATTAGGGAATAATTATTCATGAAGGAGTGAACATTATGGGCCTTTTCACAAGTATTTTCCGTTCCAGGGACAAGCCCCAAAATAAAACCGCCGGAAGTAGCTACACCTTCTACATGGGTGGCACTACTTCTGGAAAATCTGTCACAGAGCGTTCTGCCATGCAGATGACCGCTGTGTATTCCTGCGTCCGTATCCTGGCAGAAGCTGTGGCCGGTCTGCCGCTCCACCTTTACCGGTATAACGACGACGGCGGCAAAGAGAAAGCCATTGACCACCCTTTGTACCGGCTTCTCCATGACGAACCTAACCCGGAAATGAGTTCCTTTGTGTTCCGGGAGACCCTCATGACCCATCTGCTCCTTTGGGGCAACGCCTATGCACAGGTCATTCGCAACGGTAAAAACGAAGTGGTCGCTCTGTATCCGCTGATGCCCAACAAAATGTCTGTGGATCGTGACAGCAGCGGTCAGCTTTATTACAGCTATTACCGTGGCACCGACGAGGCGATCCGGGATAAGGAACACACGGTCATTCTGAAGCCTGCGGATGTGCTGCACATCCCCGGTCTCGGATTTGACGGCCTGGTTGGCTACAGCCCCATTGCTATGGCTAAGAACGCCATCGGTATGGCTATCGCCTGCGAAGAGTTCGGAGCCAGATTCTTTGCAAATGGCGCAGCCCCCTCCGGTGTATTGGAACACCCCGGTACCATCAAGGACCCCGGCCGTCTGCGTGAAACCTGGCAGAGTCAGTTCGGCGGTGCATCCAACTCCGGCAAGGTGGCCATCCTGGAAGAGGGCATGAAATATACGCCCATTTCCATTTCTCCGGAACAGGCACAGTTCCTGGAGACCCGAAAATTCCAGATCAATGAAATTGCTCGAATTTTCCGTGTTCCCCCTCACATGGTGGGTGACCTGGAAAAGTCGAGCTTTTCTAATATTGAGCAGCAGTCCATGGAATTTGTGAAATACACGCTCGACCCCTGGGTCATCCGATGGGAACAGTCCTTGCAGAGAGCATTGCTGAACTTTTCGGAAAAAGAGAAGTATTTCTTCAAATTTAATCTGGAGGGTCTGCTTCGCGGTGACTACCAGAGCCGCATGAACGGTTACGCCATCGGTCGGCAGAACGGCTGGATGTCCGCAAATGATAT